GCAACCCGTTCAGGGGTGCAGTCGCGCTCAATCTTAGACCACATGCCAGAAAACTGGCGAATGGAATAGATTGAATCGATAGAAAAATCGTCCAGTAGGATACCAGTACCACGATCGAAAATGAGATCAAAGAAACCTCCGAGAAATCGGGGGAGACTGCCTTTAAAGGTAAAACCTTTAAAAAGGTCGTGATCAACAAAGCCCTGATCAAGGCTTCTTTCGAAGTCTTTACAGAACTTTGCAAGGGTGATCGTTAAAAACGAATCACCTTCATCTTCGACACGCTTAGCGACCGTTTTCTTGTCGTTAAGGGTACTTATGCCGACTCGATTCCCAAGATCATTGAGAATCAGATCTGCGAGTAACGTAAGGCTTTTCAAGCCTCCTCCTTCAATAGGGGGTAGTGCTTCCATAGCCATGCATTACTTCAGGGTTCAATGCTTGCCAGACGGGCCGCGACGGAGACCGAGGAGTGAAAACACTCCAACAATCCCAATAGAGGCCATACCAGCAAGACAAATCGCCCCGCCTAGGAACACATCAAAGATGCGATCCATCTCAGTTCTCTCCACCAACGAACTTGGTGAGAGAAGCGTTCGAACCAGAAGTCAGCGAGCTAAGCAGCTCGGCGACAGCGGAAACCTGCTCAGAAGCAGTGAACCCCTGCTTAGGGGCGTCGATAAGCACGTAAGCGCTCATCGAAACACTGTTATTCTGACCAGCAACGAACGGGTCTGCAGCAATCTTGCTGAGATCAACACGGTAGATGCTACGAGAACGCTTACCAGAGGTATGCGAAATCGTAAGCTTCTTGGTGCCATCCGCACTAGTAAAAGTGCCAGACGCAAGCCCGAAACCAGTTCGCGGAAGCGAAGTGGAACCGAGCGTCTGAGGATCGGAAAATGCCATGGCATTACTCTTTTCTATTAACTTATTGTTAAGTTGGTATTAATTTGTACTAGGTCATGTATCTATCACAAGGATACAAGCATGATAAGCTTACCAAAGCTTATTAGGCGCTCGGGTCATACCGAGCGCACCTAGAATAGCCCATTGCTGGACCGAGAAAGTTCCGGGGTCGAACCCGAAACCGAAAGGCGTTGCCTTGACCCTTTGCTTGCGTTCAGAAACCCAAGTAGTAGCCAAGTTACCAATCCCAACCCTGGGGTTGATACCGTCGTCATAACTGACGGTGGAATCGGTCATGAAGGTTTTCCGATGGACATCGTGTCTCATCAGATAACCCCATTGCAACAACTGGCCATCAAGGCTAGCAGCTGTAGCGTTATCTACGATAGCGCCAACATCTGTAAACCAATCGATGAACCAGGACCATGGCATAGCTTGCCAGAAAGCGCGTGCATCCAAGCGCGCGCCTAGCCATTTTGCCGCTATTTGACCGGTGCGGTCGATGCGTGAAAACACATCATCGCCAACGTTCAAATGGTAGCGGAAAGCTCCACTAAACCAGACTCTCGTCTCGTGGTGGACGGCAAGTGAGATGTTGTAGTTACCATCTTCGATCTCAAAACCATTGCCATTACCAAGTCGGCCAAAAAGCTGATTGGTAGGG